ATAATAATAATAATCTTAATATATTTAATATGAATCTTTAATAATAATAATCCTTTAATAATAATCTTAATATCTTTAATAATAATCTTTAGAATTAATTTATATGATTTTATATTAATTTTTTAATATAATTTTTTTTTTTTTTAATATATATATAATGTTAATAAATAATATTAATAAACTTATAGATGAAACAAATTGGTCAGAAAGAACTAAAAAAAATAGAAAATCTTTTATAATTAAATTAAATAACGATTTAAATCCTGATAAAGATAATATAGAATTTATTAAAGATTCAAAATTAATAAGTAATTATATATTTAATAAATTTAAAAATCCTTCAACTATTAAAAATACTTTTTTAACTATTAAATCTATTATTAATTTATTAGACCCTATATATAATAAAGAATATGAACCATTAATTGATAAAGCTATATCTGATGCTAATATATATATAGGTAATAATATTCAAAATATAAATAAATTATTAACTTATGATGAAATGAAATCTATACCAGATGTTATAGAAACTCATATTAAATGTATATATGATAAATTAATATTAGAGATAGATTATCTAAATACTTTTACAAATAATAATTTATTTATATATCTTCGTTTTCTTACAGATTGGATAATTAGTATATTATATACTCAACAAGAACCAGTTAGATGTGATTGGTCTATTGTAAAATTAAAAGAATCAGATATTTATAATTGGTATGATAAAAATAAAAATATTATATATTGGAATGATTTTAAAAATATTAAATCATTTGGTAAAATTAATTTTGAATTAAATGATAAAATTAAAAATAGTTTAGAGGTATATTTAAAAATATTAGATTATTATAAATCTAAATTATCTCATTTTAATGAAATAGATAATTCTTTATTATTATATATATTTAATAAAAATGGCCCTATTATATTTACAAGAGAAACATTTAGTATCTATTTTAGTCGAATGATATTTAAATATTTAAATAAAAAATTAAGTATAAATGATTTTAGACATTCATATGAAAATCATATAATTAAAAATTTAAATTATAATAATATGACTATTAATGAAAAAAAAAATATTCATAATAGATTATTACATACTATATCAACTGCTCATTCATATCTAACTGTTTAATTTTTTTTAAAGATTCTTTATATTTATCTAAATGTGTTTTATAATAATTTTTATGATATTCAATTATTTTTTCTCTATTATCTTCTCTATATTTTTTTTGTCTTTCTTTAATTTTATCTTTATTTTTATTTACACATTTTGTAATTGTTTCTTTATATTTCTCTGGTTCATTTGTTCTATACTCTTCTTGTCTTTTTAATATATGTTCTTTATTTTCTAAATAATAATTTCTAGCTTTTTCATTTATTATTTTTTTTTGTTCTGGAGTTAAATTTTTATTTCTATTATTTCTATTATTTTTTTTTTGTTCTAATATTTTGTCTCTATTTTTATTATAATAATTTCTAGCTTTTTCATTTTTTATTTTTTTTAATTCTGGAGTTAAATTTTTATTATAATAATTTCTAGCTTTTTCATTTCTTATTTTTTTTTGTTCTGGAGTTAAATTTTTATTATATTCTTTTTGATATTTATTTAAATATTCTCTATGTTCTTTTTGATATTTTTTTAAATATTCTTTATATTTATCTAAATGTGTTTTATAATAATTTTTATTATATTCAATTATTTTATCTTTATTATTTTCATAATATTTTTTTAAATATTCTTTAAAATTTTCTTTATTTTCTGTTTTTTTTATTTTTAGTTCCATTATATATATTATATTATATTATATATTTATTTAATATATAATATAATATAAATTTAATTTAATATTAAATAAATATAAATAATATTATTATATATTATATATATATACAAAAAAAAACACAGAAAATAACCTACCAAAGTTATATATATAATGACGGAAGATATATTTAAATCTAAAATAAATAAAATTAATAATTTAAAAAATTTTGATAATGATTTAATGACATTAAATCATTTAGAATTAATTTATATTAAAGCATTACCAAATGAAAAAAGACCTAAAACTAAAGGATGGAATTTATTAACTCAATCAGAATCTATTAATAAATATATTGATAGAGTTGGTTATATTACTGGATCAGTATCTAAAGTGACAGTATTAGATATTGATGAAAAGGATAATGGTGTTACATATTTTAAAAATTTTTGTAAAGAAAACAATATTGATTGGAAAAATGAGTATATTTATTATACAACACCCTCTGGTGGTATGCATTTTTTATTTGAATATGATCAAAGATTTTCTACAAAATCTAAATTATATGATGAATTAAATAATATTATTGGTATTGATATTAGGAATGAAAATGGGTTTGCGATGTGTCCACCAACATTAAATTATGAATGGATTAATCACCCTAACGATTTGGGTTTTGATCTTTGTAATATGCCAGAATCTTTAATTAATTTATTATTAACAAATTCAAATAAAAAAAAAATATATCATATAAAAACAGAATTAATAAAAAGTGAAATTAATAATAATGATAAAAATTCAAATAAAAAAACAATATCTCATAGAAAACCAGAATTAATAAAAAGTGAAATTAATAATAATGATAATAATGATTATGCATTTCAATATACATTAAAACATTTTGATTTATTATTAAAAAATTTAGATATTAAAAGATTTGATGATTATGATATTTGGAAAAATATTGCTATGATTTTAAAATTTCATTTAAATGATTCTGGATTTGATTTATTTAATAAATATAGTAAATTATCCAAAAAATATAATGATTTAGAATCTTGTAAAAAATTTTATAATCAAATAAAAAATAATAATGAAAATCAATTAACTATTGGTACATTAAAACATTATTTAGAAATAGATAACAAAAAAGATGATTATTTAAATATTATTTCTCAAATTTATGATAAAGATATTGATATTAAAATTGATAATTCTAATTTAAATATTCATTATCATGATTATTATGATTTTGATAATAATAAAATTTGGGAATTTAATGAATTATTAGTATATTTTAAACAACGAATTTTTTATTTAGAAAATTCGCAATGTTTTTATATTCGAAAATTAATTATTGAAAATAGTTTAGATAAAAAAACTAAAAAATATTTTACTTATAAATATATTGATTATATACCTGTTAAAGATGTTTATACAGATAATACAACAATATTTTTATTTAATGATTATACTAAAATTCCTTTAAATATTGTAGTTAAAAATTTCTTTAAAAAATATATTTCTATTAAAGATGTTGTTTTTAAACCTTATTCTGTTAAATATAAATCTAAAATTGATAAACGAGAATTAAATTTATATTATGATGTTAATGAACATAGTTATAATAAAAATTTTAAAATTGATATGAATTTAATTCAAATTATTTTAGATCATATTAAAATAGTTATTTCTAATAATGATGAAAAATTAAATGATTATATTATAAATTATATTTGTCATAAATTACAAATGCCTTTTAGTAAAACTGAATGTTGTTTATTATTACATTCTATAGAACAAGGTACTGGTAAAACAGCATTTTATCATTTACTTCAAAAATTATTTGGTCCTCGTTATGTTAATGATAGTAGTATTTCTGAATTACAAAAAAGTTTTAATTCTTTATATAGTAGGTGTTTATTTGTTATTTTAGAAGAAACTGAAAAGGGTTTAAGTAAAAATGTAAATGATTTTTTAAAAAAAGCTATTACACAAAAAACTATTCGTGAAGAAGAAAAATTTATGAAACCTATTATTTTAGAAGATCACCGTGAAATTATGATTTTAACTAATAATTTGGATACTATTAAATTAGATAATCAAGATAGACGTTATTGTTGTATTAATGTTAGTAATTGTAAAAAAAATAATCGTGAACATTTTAATAAATTTTATGATTTTATAGAAAATCCTAATTGTATGATTCATTTATATCATTATTTTATTAATAAAAATATTATAAATTATGATCCAAGAAATATTATTGAAACTGAAATGAAAAAAGAAATGATTGAAGAACATGAAGATGGTATTGTATCATTTGTTAAATATATTAATGAAAAATTGGAAAGTGATGATGGACTTTTGAATCATAATGGTATTAGAATTCATGAAGATGATGTTATTCAGTCTTGTAATTTACATTTAATGTATAAAAAATTTGTTAAAGATCATTTAACACCTTTTGATGATAAAAATATTACTCAATTTGGGAAAAAAATTAAAATTTATTATCAAAAAGAAAAAAGTGGTGTAGTATATTATACTATTAAGAAGTATGATTTCTAAAATGTATACATTATTTATAGCGCCATATGAGAGAGTTATACCCTATCTATCTATATATGTATAGTATGTATGGATAGTCTGGATAGATAGATAGTGTTTTTTCTAAACTTATAAAATAATTTTATATTCACTAATTTTATTTTTACTCTAACCAAAAATATCTGTCCAGACTATCCATACTATCCATTTTTAAAAAAATAATATATAAATATACATTATAATATATAATTTTCTTATATTAAAGAAAGTAAATCATGGATAGTATGTCTGGATAGTCTGGATAGTATGTATGGATTATAATATTAAAAAATCTCTACAAATAGGACAATTAAAATGTTTATAAATTCTAACCCATTTAAAAATACAAATACGATGAAAATAATTAAAACAACAATAAGTTTTATAAGATAAAAAAGGTATAAATATTTGATTTAAACAAATACAACATATATTTTTCATATATATATTATAAATATTATATAAAATTAAATATTTAAAAACGGAATTTAATACCCTGCTGGAAATATTCCAGTTCCGTGTGTTTTATGATGTTTTTTTTTATGATGAGTTTTTCTTATTCCTTCTCCAATATCAGATAAATCGCCTGGCATAAATCTTATTCTACTATTAACATTTGGTGCAAATTGATGATGTTTTGTTTTAAATCCAACACCAGTTATATCTTTAGCAAATGCTCTATATGGTGCAAATTCTGGCTGAACAGTGGCTGCTATATCAGCAACGCTACCCAAAACAGGTAATATTTTATCTCTATTATTATAAATTGTTTTACCAACTGTTTGTAAACCATTTGAAATAGCACTACCTGCTTTTTTAACAAAATCTAATAAACCGGCCCCATGTAATTCTTCGTGACTTAAATGAATTCTAACTCCTTTATGATGTTCATGTGCATGTTTTAATTTTCTCATTGTTTCTGGATGTAGATGGTGAAAATGAACTCCTCTCCCAATATGCTCGTGTTTTAATTGAATTGGATGCCCCGCCCTAGCTTTTAAAATTTGATGATGACTTAAATGTAATTTAACCCCAGACATAATTTTTCTATAGATAATATATATTATCTATAGAAAAAAAATATATAAATATAATTAATTAAATCTAAATAGAAATACGTTTATGTGGTTTTTTATAATGTGGGTTAATATTTATATGCTTTAATTCTTTTTTCAAAATATCTATATTATGAGGTGTTTTTTTTAAATGATGTAAAGACCCTCCATGTGTTAAAATTTTCATATTTTTAATAACAATTCTATTATTTTTATGTTTTGTGTGAGTCATTTTTATATATATTATAATTAATATATTAATCTTTAATAATATCTAATATTATTATTATATTTGTATCAATAATATTTAAAGGATTCATATTTTGGTCTAAAAAACTACATTTAAATGAATTTCTACTTCCGTCTAAACATTTCAGATATAATGGATATCTAGGTTGAAATATTATTTGACTTGCGTATGTTGTAGTTATTGGAATAGTTGTCATTAGATTTGTAGGATTACTTAATATATTAGAACATAAATCACACGAAAATAAGATAGAACTAATAGGTGAGATTTGAGGAGTAAATGTTGAAGTTATAGAATAAGTTTGAGTTTGAGTTGCAGTAGCAGGAAATGTAGTGCTATTAGCAAATCCAATAATTAAACCAAAATTAGAAGTATTTGTTACTAATTGAGGTACTTGATTCACATTTGTTGGTAATGAAGTAGAACCCCATTTACTAAGACCTGTACCATAACTCCAACCTGAAGGAAGAGTTGTAGGGACTTGATAGCAATTCAATTGTACATAATCTAAATTAGTATTACCAACTAATTCAATATAATACACATTTTGATTTGCACTATTTATTAAATAATATCCATTCGCTATTAATATCGATTGAATATAGGAATTAATTTGTTGTAATGTATAGAAACCGGTAGGAATAGTTAAATTTAAAGTAACAGTTCCAGACCCATCAGGAAGAATAATAGAAAAAGTTTGATTATTAAAATTTGGTGTAATATTATAAAAAGAATAAGGTATAATTATTTGATTAATAGCAATTTTAGAATCTTTAAATGTAACAGACCCTGAAGGAAAAACATATTGATAAACATTATTACTTTGATTTGAAACTAAATTATTTTGATTCAATAATATAGGAGCACTCATTATATTTTAACTATATTTATGTTTTTATTAATTTTTTTAATTTATTAAAATCAGTTTTATTTAATAAACCTTTATCATTTACTAAATTTAAAATTTCATCGAATTCTTTTACTAATTCATCTGAATAATTACCAACCATAATTTCATCTTTAATAACATTGAATTTTTCTATTAAATGTTCCAAATTTGTATCTATAAAATTATCTCGAATTTCAAATATATTTTCAATATCACATATTTTTAATAAATCATTAAAATATTTTTGTTCATTATCTGATAATTTTAATAATTTATCTTCTACTATTTCATATTCTTTATTCAATAAATGTTTAATTATACGTTTAAACTTATCAGTAATCAATTCTTTTTTTAATTTTGTATGATTCATTTTATCTATACATAAAAGCTTATTTTTATTTAATGCTGTTAAACTTAAAAAATATTTACCTAATTCACTGCAATTTTTACCATCAATTTTGACCATTATATAACTATATAATAAAAAATATAAAAAATATATAAATTTATCTTCTATGTTGATTATTAAAACCTTTACCTTTTAATTTTCTAAAACCTTCACCTTCACCTTTTTTTGTTTCTTCTTTTTCTTTATTGTGGATTTTATTATATATATATTTTATTTCGTCAGTGGATAACTGTTGTCCAACTTTATCAAGATTAGGTATATATGTATTTACAAAATCTTTAGTTATTGGCTTATTATTATTAAATTGTTTGATTGATTCCATCATTTTTTCTTTTGATAAATGTATAATCATATTTCCAGATTGGCCATTTTCTAATATTTTTTTAAAATCTATTAATTGATTTAAACTAAGTTTATTCAAAGGTGTTTTTATATATAATATATCTTGAATATCATCTTCTGTAGGTGTTTTATTATTATAAAATTGTTTTATATCTTTTTTTAATTGTGCCTTGTGTTCTTTTATAGTTAATATTGGTTCTATAGTTGGGTATTCTTCATTATGTGGACTTTGTTTTGGAATATATTTTGGATTAAATTTTGGATTCAAATGACCAGGTATTTTCGATTCAACCATATTAATCAAATTATATTCAGGTCCAATAGGTTTATTATAATATTCAGGTCCAATAGGTTTATTATAATATTCCATAAAATTTTTGTTACGTGCTAATTTATTTAAATTAACTAAATAATCAATTGTTTTATCTGTAGGACTATAATGTCTATATTCAGGTCCAATAGGTTCATTATAATATTCATCATAATTAATATTTTTAGGTCCAATTGGATTTTCATAATAATTAGGGTATTCCTTAATTTGTGTTAAATATTCATTAATTTGTTCTTCATTAATGTCAGGTCCAATAGGTGTAGTATAATATTCTTTATATTGTTTTTGTGTTAATAAATCATTTTTATATTCTTTCCATAATTCAATAAATATATTAGAAGTTAAATCTCTTAAACCTTTATTTTTAGTTAAAAATAAACTACCAAATCTATAAAAATTATCAATTTCGTTAAGTTGTGATAATGTTTGAATAGCATTATTTAATTCTTGTTCATTTTTGAATAATGATCTGAGTTGTTCTGTTATCACATTTCTTTTTTGAGAATCAGTTAAATATTTTTTATCATTATAAGTTAAATCTGGAAATGTTGATTTTTTTTCTAAATATTCATCAATTAAAGGTCTAACTTGATTTTGAATATTGATATTTTTTTTGTTTTCAATTATAAATTTATCAGGATTAAAAAAACCAGATACTGAAGCATTTGGATTTTGCTTAGTTATTAAACTCATTCTATATTATATCAAAAATAAATAAGTCTATTTATTTATTTAAATACATTTTTTTATTTAGAAAATTCTTTTAGTTTGACCTGTTAAAATATCCACTTCTATTTCTTTTTGGAAACCAATAAAACAGTAATAATCAACTCCAACACCGCTTGAATTTGTACATTGAAAAGTTACACTTTGATAAGTTTTATCTTGAGCTTCAGTTCTTCTTGATAAATCAGCGACGAAATATGGAGACCACGTGAATGTTGTATAATCAATTAAGCCCGAGCTTATTTCTGTATTTAAACCGCCGTTTAAACCAAATCTTTGAATCTCTTGACTCCATATATCAAAAGTATAATTGGCATTTTGATTAAATAAATTTTTACCAGAAATACTAACATTTGCATTTTGAAAAGCAAGCATTCCACCGGGCAATGTCGTATTTGGCGCAGAATCGAACAACGATTGGAATTGAGAGAGTCCTGTTGCACTACTAAACAAAGTCGATCCTGTGGTTTGAAAAGGAAGAACTATTAATATTTGAGGGTTTGTAATTGCTGTTGATAGAGTTTGACTAACTGAAGATCCGTTTGCTTGATTTAGTATACTTTGTTGATACCAATCCATATAACGAATTCGTTGAACTCGATTAGATAATAATCTTTCTTCATAATTCGGGTTTATTACATAATTCGCAATATAAATTCTACAATTTGGTAATGTAGAATAACCTAATTGGCATTGATTACCACTCGTTTGTGTGGTTACTTGTGATTGAGTTTTTGTTTGAATTGCAGTATAAACAGCAATTTGACCAGCTGTTCCAGTTGAAGTTGTTGGGTCTAATAAAGGTGAAGTTACCATTACAGGACACGTATTTCCACCCAAAGGTGAATAACCATACATTTTCATAGCATAATCAGTACCAGTAGTATTTGTGGTATATTGAGCAGTTCCGGCGTTAAAATTAATTTGTAATCTTATTTGACTACCTTTGACTAAAGGATATTTTGATAATAGATCGGCTATTCTTGTTAATGGTAAATATACTACGTAATTTATTGCACAGCAACTAGCTACATTTGCTGACCCATTATAATATTGAGCTTGACTAAAATATGGCTCCCATATATTTGTAAAAGCATTAACTGTAGTTCCTAAACAAGGCGGATAACCATTAAGAGCAGATCCTGTTGCAGCCGGTGAATTTATAAATAATTGCCTATTAGCTAATCCGTTATTAAAATATCTATAATTTAATCCTGTAAGAGTAGTAGTATTTGAGGCATTCAAATAATAATTATTAGTGTATCCATCTCCGGTTGTTGTTGCATTCGGTCCTGAATATCGAATACTCGTTGCTGTATCGGGAGAAATATTATTAACAGATCCCTTTAATATTAAATTATCTCGTGACATTGTTAATTGAGATATTACTTGAAGTGGAAAATTTGACATTGAAGTTTGATCGATTAATTGTTCTCCATTAACAAATAATTGAATTGAATCTATAAAATTTAAATAATCTGATTTTAATGCTATATTATCTGCATTAAAAATAGCAGGTGCGGTTAAAACAGCTGCCGTTCCGCTGATTCCGCTACATCCAGTTGGAATAGCAGAATTTGAAGATAATAATTGAGTTGCAAAAGGCATAACAACATATGATTCTTGCAAAGACATCCAAGAATTTTGACTAATGACACTTGATAAATCCCAACTAACCATATTGCTATAATTACCATTTTGTTGATCTACAACATAAGTAAAATTTCGTTGAGAGGAATATGATCTCCAATCATCAAGCGATTCACCAGCAATTGTTTGATCAATTTGTACTTTAGCTGCCGTATCACATGAAGCCATTATTAAAAATAAAAAATATAACTATATATATATAAGTAAAAATAAAAATTAATTAAAATATATAATGTCTTATACCATATCTGACTTAGAAAATTTATCAAACAAATATAATTTAAATATTCATTTTTTAAAAATTGAAGATTTTAATAAATTAAATAAAATCGAAGACGCTAATTATATTGTATTAATTCATAATAAAAATGAAGACGGGCATTTTGTAGCATTCAAAAAAATTAAGAATAATATATTTTATTTTGATAGTTTTGGCCAGCCTCCATTTAAAAGATTAAATCATTATTTAACTAAAAAAGGTATGTTTTATTATAGTTATGTACAAATTCAAGCATTAAATGAAAATAATTGTGGATTATTTTGTATAGAATTTTTAAAAGAAATAAATGAAAATACTAATGGAAATATAAAAAAAATATTAAAGAAATATGACGAATATTTACATAAATTTCATATTTATAATATATATTAAAATTGACCTTTCATATCTGGGTATAAATTTATAAATGTGTTCTCTAAAAATTTAATTTTTTTGTTTAATTTTCTTATATATGATATTATTGGTATACATAATTTAGTATAATCTACTCCATATTGTATTCCATCATCCATTTCATCATTTTGTGTAAAATTAACAAATTCTTTATAATTTAATTCTAATAAATCTTGCGCTATAACTCCTATATTTGGTGTATTGTGTTTATCTTTAATTAATTTATATTCTACTAATTTTATATTATCTATTAATTTATCTCCATAGGTATCACTTAAATGGTGTATTTCTTTTTTTATTCTTCGATCTGATAAATACCAAACTTGCCCACTAGCAACTACAATTCCATTAGTTGTATACAAACTAGTTGAATTTGTTGCAGGACCAATGGTAGTGCCCGCGCCTGAAGAAACGCCAAATCCACTATAACTGTACAAAGTTGATCCTCCTACTGAATAGCTAACAGACCCATTTACATATAATGGATAACTTTGTAAAGAAGTTGTGCCTATTGTGCAATATGTTGTAACAATAAGGTCTCCGTTAATTTGAGCTAAACTACCGCTCGGAGCCATTATAAACCCCCCGCTTGAAGATACTTTTAAATCAACATAATTAGTTTCTGTACCAGAATTATTATTATATACTAATCTCATACAATTACCAGCATAATCATTTATGGATAAAGCTTTATTGGCAGTAGAAGTATATATACCCAAATTATTTTGACAGTAAATAGATCCTGAATTTGAATATAAATTAGTAACAATCAAATTAGTTGTTGTTATACTAATTTGATTATAAATATAATTAGAAACCAAATTAGTTGTTGTTAAACTATTAATACCAGTTATATTAGAAGAAGAATCTAAAACTAAACATTTAGAAGCACTTGCCGTTCCAGCAGTGACATTAGTATAATTTAATTGAGTTCCTGAAGAAGTTATTAAAGTACTACCCAAAGTAATATTAGTTATTGTTGAATTAGTTAAAGTTGAATTAGTTGATATTAAAGTAGTTGCTGTTAAACTATTAATTCCAGAGGTTATATTAGAAGAGGCATTTAAGGTTAAACAACCACTTGCCGCACCAACCCCTAATGTTATAATTGGCTCTAAATAATTAATTTGAGTTGCGGTTGCTGATATTGAAATTCCACCTAAGGTTAAACCACCTGTAACGGTTGACGTAGTATTTAAAATTGAATTAATATAAACTATCCCACCAGAGGGTGTTATATTTAAATTACCACTTGATGAAACTAATAAATCAGTATAATTAGTTTCTGTTCCGGAATTATTATTATAAATTAATCTTAAACAATTACCAGATGAATTATTTATAGCAAGTTGTCTATTAGCTAAAGAGGTTTCAAATCCAAAATTAGTTGCACCAAAATATAAAGTTGAATTAGCACTAACATATTGAATAGTTGTTGCTGTTCCTAAAGTTAAAACCTTATTATTAGACATTGTTAAATTATTACTTACATTTAATGTTGTAGCACTAATAGTTTGAGAATCTATTATACCGTCGGAATAAATTGTCCCCGTCATTGTACCCCCCAATAATTGTAAAAAATTTTCTTGAGCATATTGTAAAGTAATATACATGCCTGACTCCGAATTGAATTCATATGAATTGAATATATTTGTAGGAGGATTAGGGATAGGCGGTGCATATGAACTCATATTAAAAAATTTAAATAGTTATAATGTATATTATAATATATATAAATATGGGTGAAAATTTTTATAATTTAAAATCTGTAAAAGAATATCAAACAAAAGCTTTCAACCCTAATTTTGGTAATAAACATTTTATAGAAATACCCTCACGAATTTTAATAGTTGGCCCTTCAGGAAGTGGTAAATCTAATACTTTATTGAATTTAATAAAAAGGTTTAATGGAACATTTAATCATATATATTTAGGTTTAAAAAATAGTAATGAACCTTTATATCAAATGTTAATTAAAAAATTAGGTGATTCTATAACAGTTTATGAAAATGGTGAAATTCCAAGATTAAGTGATATACAACCAAATGGAGAACAATTATTTATATTTGATGATTTAGTTGGAGATAAAGGAGCTAATCAAATAATAGAAGATTATTTTAAATTAGGAAGAAAAAAAAATATAACTTCTATATATTTATCACAATCATATTTTAAAACACCAAAATTCATAAGAGATAATTTATCTTATTTAATTATAAAAAAAATAACAAGTAAAAAAGAATTAAAACTAATATTAAATGATTATCCTATAACTAATATTAATATTGATCAATTAAAAAATATATATGAAAAAACTACTAAAAAATTTGAAGATTGTTTATCTATAGATGTTTTAAATCATAAATTATATTATAATTTTAATAAATTAATTAATTAATTGTTCTTCTTCAACTATTTCATTAATTGTATGATTATCATAACGATATAATAAATCCATTATTATTACTTTATATATATCATAATCTATAAACCTACCATTTATTATAAAATATGAATCAGTTTGATTATTATTATTAATACCATTAGACATTTTTTTTTTATATATATTATTTATGATATTTATTTAATTGATAATAATATAGATGCCTCATATTACAAAAAAAACAGCACTTAAAAAACACATACCTAAAGATTCATTACAAACTATAATTATTAATAAGGATATAAATTTAAATGATGCTATTAATTGGCTTTCTTATCATAATTATAATTTTGATGATATACGCGAGACACAAAATTCATATAGGTTCTTACAAACTAATCCTATTATAGATGCCACATTTTATTCTAAACGAATAACTCCTGAAATTACTTTAGTATATCAAATTTATAAATGATTGATATATAATTTTTTGTTTTTTTTTTGATTAAAAAATTAATATAAAATCATATAAATTAATTCTAAAGATTATTATTAAAGATATTAAGATTATTATTAAAGGATTATTATTATTAAAGATTCATATTAAATATATTAAGATTATTATTATTAT